GGCGTAATAAGAAGCGTATCGTTTCTATAGGTAGTAAGGGAATCCTCTGCTTCTGCAACGGAGGTGTAGATTGAACCCCTTGAAACACCATGTTTTGTCAAATGGGTTCCCATCGGTCCCGAACGGTCTGATGTGACTACTTTAACCTCACCAACCGCCGGACCCAATTCACTCGCCACATAATTCTGAAATACTCTCGGTACTGACATTGTTTATCTCCTTATCTCTCACACTGGAATCGGACCAGCTAAGAGGGTTAGAATTGTCCCCCCTCAACCCGATAGCGAGGGGGGAGAGTAAATGTTTACTACTGCTCCCGTTTATGGTTCGCTGACTTTTTTATATATCCTCTTACCTTATCGGGATTTGCCTCTTGCCATTTCTTAACATAGGCTTTGATCCTATCTTTGTTCTCATAATAATATTTGCTTTTATGGATTCTGATCTGTTCTGCATTAGAAGACCTCCAAGCCTTTTTACTACGAGAAGCATAAATCAAAGAACATTCTTTCCTACAACAATAATGTTTAGAATGTTTCTGTGTGAAAGTCTTTCCGCAAATCTTGCACGAAACATCTTCATGCGAACTGCGTTTTTGTATTGCCTTCCACTTTGCCTTACACTCTTTTCGCCCACATAAAAACTGAGTTTTACGTTTTGTCATTAAAGGGTGAAAATTATCACCACAAATCTGGCACGTCCTCGTTTCCTTATTATCCGTTATTTCAAAATGTTCCTTTTTATGACATGAACTACAAAGTGTAATAAGATTTGAGGGGTCATTGTTTGTTCTAATCCAATCCTTATGATGGACAATCAGCATTGTTTCAGAACTACATTCAGTACATTTATATCCATCTCTCTCAAGGATGTAATCTCGGATTCCCCCAAAACGTCTATCGCTCTTATCTGCCCTATTTTTACATCTAATAGAACAATATTTCTGATTAGAACGAATAGGCTTATACTCTTTACCACAAACGAGACATAAAAAAGTTGTTTCCATAAGGTACCCCCTTAGTATTTATTCTTACCAAGAGAGTACCTCTATTCACGCCCCGTGTCAAACTATTCTTTTTTCAAAGAACAAACAGCTCTAAGTGCCTTAACTCACTGAACTTCCAATAATCCATCTCCAATCAGTGAATCCCCAACCGCAAACGAAATAACTCGCATACTTTCGCATCTGAGTATCGAAGTCGGTTGTGGAATTGAACTCATAAGGAACTGCGTCAATCCAGAGGAGATCCTTTTTCATCATGGCGGAATCCACGATAAACCAATCGTTTGTATCGGTGTCATCCAACATCGGAAGCTCAATGGATTTCCAACGTCCCTTCTGGAAGTTGGCATTGTTGAGATTGTCACCCGTCTTGCCGGTGGAATTGATAACCTCCCACACATCAGCCGCGAGGTTGGTTCCGTGGATGATCGTGTCGAAATTGGTGGTCATCCTCTCGCCAATGGAACTCTTGAACCCCTTTGACATTATCCTCAATGCCTCAAGGTTCTGAGCATCAAACGGAAGGGTCGAAAGGTTGTCGAAACCCGATGACGTGGAAATGTTGGGAACCTTTGTCAGATGGGAATTGGAACAGAGCGCAACGCCTTCATCGGAAGTGACATAGGTAAACGCCGTGGAGTCGTGATACAGGAACGGCTCATGTGCGATCTTGTTCATCTTCCTGTTGGCGGCTTCGCCTACCCCCTTCGCCATTCCCTCGATCATGTCATACCTGTCCGTGTCGATAAGCCTACGCTGAATTGTGATACCTCCAGCATATTCTTTCGGCTCGATCTTGGTAGCGTAACCGGGAGATGCACCCTGATACTGGATAATGCCGTTGAAGGCTTCGGGGTCAGAAATACCTGACACAGAGTAATACTCTTCCCATGCCTTTTTCGACTTTACCCTGTTATACATACTGTCAATAATCATCGGAAGACCGTCATACTCTTCCTTGTTGACTTTGGTGAGACGGTCATCCAGCAGTCTTACAAATTGCTTGTCAGTTAATGGACTTGCCATGATCGCACCCCCTAAGTCGTTGTGTAGACAACATAGTTGCCAGAGATTAAGGAGAAAACAGCGTATTCTTTCCCTGCTTCCTCCAAGTTGATTTCGTGGATATAGGCCGGGAAGAAATTCGCGGCAACGTCGCCATTGATGCAATCTGCCGTTGACAGAATATCAATCCCCGAAAGGCCCAAAGTCAGAGCGACTTTCACGAAAGTATCACCAATCGCAATCCCGTATGGGAAGGGAATGGTTACGGTATGTACCGTTGTGCTTGTGGTCGTTGTGACGACCCGCGATACGCCCCTGTTGGCACCTGTACGGCAGTAGATGGTAGAGAAATCATCTGCCGTGTCGGTAATCGCATTCCCGGTGTCGGTAACTGCCAGACCCGTTGAATCGGCACTTGTCGCCGTGAGAAGTGTCGGCGCAGTCTTGTATGCCGAATAACATATCGGCCCCTTTATCATCGTAGCACACGGTCTGATTATTGTAACCTGGACCTCTCCGGGACCATCAGACGCAATCGTTGCCTGTGTCGTGGTGTAGGTAGAACGATCACCGTTATAGGTGGAATTGTACGTTCTACTTCCATCAACAACACCCGTGACGATTCCCGTAATACCGACATCGTTCTCGTATGTTTCAGTACCAACATCCATAATTTGCACATGGCCCCCGACCCCTGCGGTATGACCGGATATAACCATCTGCCCGACATAACAGGTTTCGGAAATCAACAAATTACGAACTACCGGCAGGCTTTGGTCTAAACTTCCTGCATATTCAAAAGCCATAGCTGGCCTCCTTTTCTATTTGCTGTTAAGGCTGCCGCACAATGGACAGCCTGTAGTTACGTTTGGTTCGTGCAACACCCATGAGATCGTAACGGTTCCAGCGGTAGAGGCGGATTCAGTCGTAAGGCTTTCATCAAGAAGTATCTTACTTTGCGTCACACCTTTTTCGGCTATCGTATAATCTCCATCATTGGTTTCGCTGCCTGTCGCAACCCGTATAGTCATGCCACTTGAGAAATGCTTTTCGCTGAATAGGCTCAGACTGTCCGCAAGGTAAGCGGGATCGTCACCTGAAGCGGCCACAAAAGAAACGGTCGTGGCTTCGTACATCTCATCGGCAAAAGTTGTCGGTTGCGGAGTAGCGTTATTCCCATAATCTCCCTTCTGAGTTACCGGGACACTGTTGCCCGGTATCAGTTTCTTCCTGCATTCAAATCCACACACCTGACAGCAGTATGTGTAATAATCTCTGTTTTCGACCTTATTCATTTTTTACCAAACACCTTCACCAAATCTTCCTTGCTATATCCGGTTCTGTCCGCTAACTTCTGGGTTAGCTCCGACAGATCAGGCGGCGTGGCTTCTCTAGTTGGTGCTACGGGTGCCTTTACCCCTCCGACCCCTCCGGCTCCCGTATTCCCGGCAAGCGGGTTTTTGGGGGCATTCAGCTTCCTGTAAACACTTGCCAGCGCATCGGACACAAGCAGTCTGGCGTTTACATCGGGCGGAAGGCTCTTGTTCATGTCGTTGAACGTCTTCGGAATTTCGGCAATGACCGCCTCGCCAAGCTCCTTATCCTCAAACGTCGGGTTGGAGTCCATGAGGGTTCCGATATGCCTTACAATGTCTGTGCTGTACGCCTGATCGTTCCGCGTTCTCTTCTGAGTCTCCTGATCCATCAGAGAGGGAAGCCGTTTCTGAAATTGCTGCTCAATCCATTTTTCAGGGTCAGCGTCAATATCAACCGGCTCTGCCGGAGCTTTGGGTGTCTTTGAGTCGATAAGGCTCCCCACGCTCTCAAGCAAATCCTTGTCACGTCTGCCCTGCCATGAGGCCATCTGCTGAAACGTCCGCTCGCTCGCCTTCTGAATAATTTCATCAGGGGTGAGCGGGGTCGGTTCCGGCTCGGGTTCGGGTTCCGGCTCCGGGTCTGGTTCTGGCTCTGGGGTCGGCTCCGGCTCTGGTTCCGGTATGGGAACTAAAGTATCGTCTGCCATGTTTGTGTTCCTCCTATTGTTTTATTTTCTCCGCATGGGCCTCACCGCTCATTACGGTGGAGGCGATACGGTGCATAAACTTGTGTGCTACATCTATCTGCAAAGCTGACTGTTTGATTTCAGCCAAGTTCTTTTCAAACCCATTGAGTGAGAGACTGACAATTTTCATGGTGCAATCCCTGATAAGGTCAACCGTCCCGTCAAGGACAAGCCGCCCCTCTGTCGTGTCCAAAAACTTCTGAATAAGTTCCGACTCGACAATCTGTTTTAAGACACTCTCTCTCTGCTCGTCTGAAAACTTCGTGATGTAATTCGATAGGTCTTCGTTACTCCATTGCATTACATATTCCCCCTCGCGTTTTGTTCGGCCCCGCTCTGTCTCAACCCACCCTGATTCTGGGCCGGTGCCATTGGATTACCCGCAGGAGGACTCCCCCCGCCCTTCGCTCCGGTGGCTATCAGGTAGAGCGCATTCGCATCTTCGTCTTCTGAAAACATGAATTTCTTAAAATGTTTGAAGCTCCCGCCAAGTGCCTCTAAAATCTCCCCAATGACGTAGTTCATAACCATTGGAGTCTTGGGGTTGGGAACTGCCGCCGCTGTCTGCATAAGGCTCTGATACGTCTTGACCTTGAACATCTTGCTTTCTTCAGTCTCTAACGCCTGTGAGACGGGCTTAAACTTGTCTTTCCGCTGCGGGTTATAGGATAGTGCCAACTCCTCTCCAACGAGCTTGTCAAGCGTCCCTGGGAGCATGAAGTCGTTACAGAGCGTCAGGAGCATGTCGTAGAAGTCCGTGAACCCGATAAACTCAAGATTCATGGATTTCATGCCTAGCCGCACGGTAGCGTTTTGGGAGACGATGGAGGCCATGGTCGCCGTTTCTGCCCTCTCTGGCGTAGCCCCCATCGTCTGAGGGGAGGTTGACATAGCGTAATCCATACGCGAGGAAAGAAGGTTCTGGTGGACAACACCGCCCTGTATGTTGTCCTCAATCTTAAACTCCTGAAGGTCGTCCATGTTGTCAAGCATGATGACTTTTTCAGGGGTAATTCTTACGTTTTCGCTCAACCCCGGCGAGAATCTACTACCCTTGAAGGCCGGGGTAATGGCGAGTTTCGTCCGGTAGTTCATCAGGTTGTAGTTGTCGTTAATCGCCTTCTGAAGTTCGGCGGTCATCTCCCCGTCACCGAATCCAGCATCTCTCAGCATGTCAACGTAACAAAGGAACCTAACCATCGGCCTCTTTGTGTGCGGTGATTTCTGGAAACGGATGCAGTGTCTCGGCAAATCAGTCTCACGGTTCTGGGCGAAGGTGACTATCCCCTCGACCAACTTCGCGTCTTTGCGCCGCTCCCCGCTTTTGTCGATACCGGGAACATACTCACCGTCCTTTTCGGACATCCACACCCTTCCCCATCTCTCAAGGATAAGAAAGGTCTTGTCCTGTGGGTCGGGCTGTTCTTCGTCGGGGTTGTCTTTGTTGTAGGTCTTCTCGCCCCTCTTGCCTTCGGGGTCTTCCTTTTCCAGAAGGTCTAAATTGAAATACGGGTGCGGGGAGTCTTTCAACCGAGATAGGGTCATCTCCGTTTCAAAGGTAATCATCTCCTTGTCGTTCAGCGTATAAGCGTATTCGGGCGACATATAGACGTTCTGGACGGGGTACACATCGAATGTCGGAAGGTCTTTGATGATGTTGTTTCTGTAAACGGGTTCTTCTGTGGTGTGAAAGGCCGGTTTCTGAATGGTGGGGTCTACGTAGGGCGTTCCGTCTTCGGCAAGATATTCTCCCGCGTCATCGGTGATAAAATCGGACTTCTGGACATTGTGGGAAAACTCCTCTTGGATTTCCTGCGTGTAATCGCCCTTGATAATACCGTACCCGCCTGAAAAGACGAACATGATGAGCCTGACAATCTTCTGGTAGTAATGGGTGTCTTTGTCATTCAGGATTTTATTGAGTAGCTTCTTGCTGGCCTTCGCTTCCAAAACGTCTTTGGGGTCGTCTGATTCGTCCGCAGTCTCGACAAAATCCGTACTCCCGAAATACTCCTGTGTGAAATTGCCTATCTGTGTGAGGAGCCGTGAGACAAATTCAGGCATGTAGATGTCTGATTCCCAATCATTCGCCTTCTTCTCACGAATGGAGTGGATCATGTTGTTGTAGACTTCAAAATCCTCGTTGATTCGCTCGTTGTTTCTCTTGGCTACTGAAAATTCGTCAGTGAACCCCGAAACCAACTTCTTCTGAATGTCTTCGTTGACCTTCCATTTCATTTGACAGTCTCCAATAAAAAAGGCGCACCATCCTTTCGGATGAAATGCGCCTCGTGTTTCAGACAGCGTTATGTTGGGTGGGAGGGGGAAAGCTCAATAACCCCCTCCCGGTCATAAGGAGTAACTTATGCTATTCTCTTGTACCTGTCCTCTAACTGCCCCGTCTTCGGGTTAATCCTGTTGCCCCCGTCACTTAAATAGACCACCTTGCCATCATACAGCTTCATAACTATCTCGGCATGGCACTTAGCCTTCAGACCGAGGAGTATTTTGGTAGCCTCTGCGAATTTCTCAAGGGTCATGCCCTCGCCCCCTGTCCCTGAAATAAACTCGACGGTTCCCAATAGTTATCACGCTTCGGTGTGTAAAATACCGGGTCTAATGCCCCCAGAAATTCCAGATTGCGGCAAAAGTCAGAGTATTTCTGTATGGGATTCCTGACCGTCTTCACCGCTTTCGTGTCTTCTCTCGTAAAACTGCTGTATCTCCAGCTTGAAAAGTGGTCTATATGGCCCTTGCAGTTGTCCAGAAACCACAAAGTAGGTAAATATATCCCATATCGGGACTCTTCGTAGGCTCTTTTGCTAACATTGTTCCCCGGTACACCGCAATCTAAGGCGTTTTTAAGCCGCATTTTGATGTTCATTCTGCCCTGCGTGTTCTTCGTGTCTGCCGGGGTCAGTCTCCTCAACCCCTCTTCGCCCCTCGCCAGATCATCAAAGCAGGTAAAGCCCGTATTGGCCTGTTTCACCCTTGAAAGGGGGTCTATCAGGGTACATCGGTTCATCATGTCGTCTTCGTCTACTATCGTCTCGGTCTTTATGTCGTCTCTCAACTCAGGGGTCGTCCTGTTTTCGTGTTTCGCTATCATTTCGTTCCACACAAACCACTCATGGCGAGGTGTAACCACAACAAAGGTCACGTACCACGGCTTCTGAGGGTGAAAGTCGATGATACGATAATTCCAGTATGTCCTGTATAGCCCAACATCATACAATTTATCAAAAGGCTGTACGTGTGTCGAACGGTCAAACGACTTGTAAATACGCCCTGAAACTTGCCTGAATACCCCGTAACGCCTCATCGCCAGTTCGTCAGGGTCGTCTATCCCTTCAAAAATTCTCTCTATGCTCGCTTCATCCAACGCCGGATTGTCGTCTGAGGCCCAACAAAAAGCCTCTACTCCCGATTTCACACCCGTCTTCTCAAGTTCGGGCAACCCCATTACATCGTGTATCAACTTCGACCGATATATGGTGTTCGCTCTCTTCCAGATTGAGTCAAATGTCCACTCCATCCCTCGCGCCGGGGTCAAGGTTATGGTCGAATCGCCCCCGTCTTTCAGTAACCGGATTTGACTCTCATCCCACTTTATCCGCTCTATCTCCTCGTCCTGATAGTATGCCGATCTCTGTACCGACATGAAAGCATCCAATTCCTGCGAAGAGGACATGAACTCAACTTTGTTGTCCGACCCTCCGTGGGGGTCACGAACCGTCATAATCGAACTTCGAGCCGTTACATCTTTTTTTATGAACTCTGCCGGAAATAGTCTTTTCAATTCCACATACTGCTGGTTCTCTTCGTCCGAATCGCTCTTGGGCAAACACTTTGTCACCATCCGAATAGGGTGATTCAACTTGTTCCGACTCTCTACCGGATGTATCTCCGAAAGCCGCAAGGTAACGTCATACACCGCCGCCAAAGTCCCGCCACCCTGATTCCCCTTAATGACAGCCCTCGTCTGCGCGTCAGAATGAATATACCGCAACTGAATAGGATTCAGCTTCTTACCAATTTCAAGAAGATCCTGGTATTTGGAATAATCAGCCAATTACTTATCACCCGATGAATCCGTTGAAGTCGTGTAACCCATACAAAACGGGACAAACAGGGGCGACCATGCCCGAACCCTCTCACCCGCAGCCTCAAGCTCCTTCAGCTTCTCCAGTAGCTCCACCTTCTCACGCAATAATTGTACTTCTCGCTCAAGTTCCAACATCACCCGACCCCTTTGTGTTACGCTTGAGATCTGACTTTTTTGGCAACCTGCTCATACCTTTCTTGCTCCCAAAATATACTCAACCACACTCTCCAAATCTTCCATCCTCAACTTCCGCAAACAAACATCGTTACGAATCGTTCCTATCGCTCTACCCGTGATCCTGGCAATATCAACCACCGTAAAACTGTACTTCGTGTAGCCCCTACCACCTCTGTACTGATTAGCTCGTAGCCGCTCTGTAGCCTCCACCTTCGTCTCATTACGCCCAAATTCAGCCATAAATTATGCTAGCCTCTGTATAAACATCACCCTAAAAAAATAGCCCCGGTGTCAGCGTCACTTCCCTATACATACACGGAAACCAATTCGGGGTCTCCCCCGCCCGGTCGGGCCTCTTGATCCCCCTGGCCCTGCGTCCTACTTCACCCATCAAACTGTTTACAACCCTGTGCATAGGTGAGTTATCAACCACATTGCCCTCGCTATCTGCTAAAAAGCCTAATGATTACAATAAAGTTTACATAATGGTTATTATCAGCACACTCGGAGAGGCTCACACAAATGGGCTGTAAAGGACGATCTCCCTGGGCCTGATAGTAGGACATGGGGCTGAATAGCTGATTGAGCGCGCGCGTGTGTGAGGATGCTATACCTATCATTCTGCTGTCCTTCTCTCTTCTAATACCTTATAGTATCTCAGCTCAGCTTCTAGCCTTGCTATCCACTCCCGTGGCCCTTTCCCATGAAGCAAGCTGTCTATCATTATGCGTTCACGTTCTTCGATCATGCTGTTGCCTCTGGGGTAACGTCTATGATATCCTTTTCCCATCCATTGCTGAGAAATGCTTGCAGGTCTTTCAGTTCCTTGCTTTGTTCTGGAGTTGCTTGCTGATTGAGTACGTTGATTATAGTGGTTGCGCTTTGCTGTCCTGGCATCACTGAGGTGGCCTGTAACGTATCCTTTGAGGCAGCTAACACTATTTTCTCATTGTCGCTCTGTAGGAGCTTCTCGTAATTGTCTACGGCTCTAGGGACCAGTCTCACCATCTCCCTGGTGCCTGTTTCGATTACGTCCCTGATTTCTTCATCGTTTAGAATATCATGGACGGTTGCCTTAGACAGCCCGAACTGTTCCCCTATCTCCCGGTAGGTTTTCCCTTTCAGCCGTTCCGTTGCTATAGTTAGGTTACGTTCAACTTGCTTGGGATTATTCTGTGCTAACTTCCCCACTATTTGCTCCCCTTTTTCGGTTTGCATCCGCCTAGCTTCTTACCGCCGCGAGGCTTTGAGGGTCTTGGTGATCTATTCCGTGGGCCTTTTTGATCTCTGTCTGGCATTATTCAAGCACTCCCTCGTAAATTATTTCATAGTCTCGGTAGTTGTGGATCATGTCAGCTATATCATCAGGGTTCCAACCGGCCCAAGTCTTTGCTAATCCTGCTTTACAAAGGAATTTCATTGCGATCTCTGAGCATACTGCCATGCCAAAACTGAGCTTTGGAGCTAATGGAATAAGGTGCAAGAGTAGTCTGTGTCCTGCGTACCATTTCCCCTTGTGCTTCTTCACGCCCTTCCAGCCCTTGTTGAAGGCTTTCAAGGTCATGTCGTTGTGTCTACCAATTAAGACTTTCTTGCCCTTGTATGCCTTGAAGAAGTCCTGCGAGCCGTTCTTCCATAGTGCTTCAAAGGTCTTGCCCTGGCTGTCAAGAATAATCCCGGCGTGGCTGTAAATGCTTTCGTTGTCTTTACTCTTTAACCGCTGAACGAAGTTTATCAGCTTCCCCAACATCATCGGGTTCCTGGTGCAGAATATGTCTCCTCGTTTCAGTTTCATTGCCTTGCCCCTGATATTATGTGCCGGC